CCAGAGTGGTCTAGACATTTGCATAAGATGAACATTTACCACAAGAATCTAATTGCTGAGATTCGTAAACTGCGTCGGGGAATAAGGGGGAAACAATGAGTATTGAGGCTAGAGCGATAGAACTAGACGAGGCTAGGAAGGCTCGAATCCTAAAGTCAGAAAGTATTGACGTAGAGAAGTATCTACATTCCAACGACGTAACGATACGGGTTAAGAAGGCTTCTGAATGGCTAGACTCCATCAAAGAGTCTTACCTATCGGAAACGGTAGAAAAGAAAATCGTGATGCCTTGGGTCAGAACCCATGACTCTTTTGCTTATCGTGAGGGTGAGGTAACTGTATACGCTGGTTCTAACGGTGGTGGTAAGTCGCTTATCACGGGTCAGATAGCGTTGAGTCTCGTCAAGCAGGGTCAGTCAGTCTGCATAGCATCGTTTGAGATGAAGCCTGAGAGAACGCTTCAGAGGATGCTCAGACAGTTCTCAGGTGAATCGTTGGATGACCCGTTGACGCATGACAGGGCAGGATTTATCACGAAGATGGTTGACCGGATGGATAAGTTTCTATCCGACAAGATGTATCTTTACGACCAGCAGGGAACTACGTCACCGGAGAAGGTGATTGCTATGTCGAGATACTGCGCTGTTGAGCTAAAGGTCAAACACATCGTTATCGACAGCCTGATGAAGTGCGTCAAGAATGAGGATGACTTTAACGGTCAGAAGTCGTTTATCGACGAGCTAACGGCACTCGCTAGGGATCATAACGTACACATCCACCTAGTCCACCATATCAGGAAGCAACAGACGGACGAGACACAGCCGAACAAGAACGACCTGAAAGGGTCAGGGAGCATCTCGGATCAGGTGGATAACGTCTTTTTGGTGTGGAGAAACAAGAAAAAAGAAAACCAGAAGAACCGGGGTGAGCAGATAGACGAGACTCAGCCGGATACTTTCCTAATGTGCGAGAAACAGAGGAACGGTGACGGTCAGGAATGGTACGGACTCTGGTACGACAGTCTGAGTCAGCAGTTTGTGGAGAGGATAGGAGCGAGGATTGACTTTGACAATAATGGATCATTTCGGGGGTAATGTGAATGAGTTGGCTCTTTTCGCGGGTGCTGGTGGAGGAATACTTGGGGGAAAGTTGCTTGGATGGAGAACCGTCTGTGCAGTTGAATGGGAACCTTACCCAGCTAGCGTACTTGTCGCAAGACAAAATGACGGACTTCTCCCGGCTTTCCCGATTTGGGATGACGTTCAAACCTTTGACGGAAAACCGTGGCGAGGAATTGTTGACGTTGTATCTGGCGGGTTTCCATGCCAAGACATCAGTTCAGCCGGGAAAGGTGCAGGAATTGACGGAGAGCGATCCGGGATGTGGCGAGAAATGGCGAGGATCATTCACGAAGTACGACCTAGATTCGCGTTCGTGGAAAACTCACCAATGCTCACTAGCCGGGGACTTGGAACCGTTCTCGGAGACTTGGCCTCAATGGGGTTTAATGCGCGATGGGGAGTGTTGGGAGCTTCCGACGTTGGAGCAAATCATCAGCGAGAAAGAATCTGGATTGTTGCCAACGCCATGCGCGAGGGATGGTCGAGGAGCAAGGTCTTTACAAGCACAGATAAAAGCGGGGCGTGGAGCAACGAACAGTTTGCCAGACTACTTCAGGATTCAGAAAAATTGGCAGTACCCACCAGTAGCGGTCGTGGAATACATGATGGGGTGGCCGCTAGAGTGGACAGACTTAAAGCCATTGGAAACGGACAAGTCCCATTATGTGCAGCAACAGCATGGAGAATCCTAAGTGGAAAAGCATAGACATAGGTGCGAGGTTAGACAGGTGCTAGCTTGGAGAACAGAGGACAGGGGCAAGGCAATGGAGTATCTGGCTAGGGTCAGGCAGAAGCGAGGCGATCAAGCTGCGGATAGATTGGAGAAAGACTGTCGAACTCAGTGGGAAAAAGGATTACGAGGGGAGTACGGAAAATGGTTATGACTGATTTAGTTGGAAACACATTTGGCGATTTAAAAATTATCGCTTTTTCGCATAAAGTGTTTAGAAGCAAGAGGCAAGGGTATTACCACTTTTGGAAATGCTTATGTGCTTGTGGAAATGAAACTATAGTTTTAGTCAACAATCTAAAAAATGGAAATACAAAAAGCTGTGGATGTAAATCATCTAGGTTGTCTTTAAAAGAGAGAGCGACCAAACATGGTCTCTCAAATACAAAGACGTATAACTCATGGAGGGCAATGAAAGATCGATGTTATTGTGTTTCTCATGGGGAATATAAAAGATATGGTCAGGTCGGAATCAAAGTTTGTGACAGATGGAAGGATTCTTATGAAAATTTCCTTTTGGATATGGGTGAGAGACCACTAAACCATTCATTAGATCGAATAAATCCTTTTGGTGATTATTCTCCAAAAAATTGCAGATGGGCAACTTCTAAAGAACAAGCAAATAACAAAAAAAGCCATTTTTTAAAAAAATTGCAGAAAACTGAGGAAGCAATAAATGTATAAACGGGTGGATTCAAATCAAGTGCAAATTGTCAAAGAACTAAGACGTTTGGGGATGGAAGTTGAGCATCTGCATACCGTAGGGAAGGGATGCCCGGATATTTTGGTGGGATACCGGGGTAAAAACGTCCTGCTAGAGATAAAGCGGGACGATAAGGCCAAGCTAACCCCGGATCAGGTCTTGTGGCATCACAGTTGGAAAGGTCAGGTAGCTGTTGTCACTAACGTCATTGAGGCAATAAAGGCGGTGAAAGAGGTTTGCCGGGAGCCATGAAGACCATAACGATAACGGATGAGGACTACGATTTATGCGTAATGGTTGCAGCCATGAGGAATATGGTTTCTAGGGCTAGCAATACCAAAGACCGTCAAATGGGCAATCAATCTGCGCTAGAGACAGACTTGACAGGGATCATTGGCGAGTACGCATTTTGTAAGCTACACAATGTTTTCCCAGACTTAATCGCTAAAACTAGGTCAGGGTCTTACGACTGTCTTTTCAATGGACAGCGAATTGACATAAAAACAACTAAATACGAAGACGGTAGGTTATTGGCAACGACCAAGCTAAACGACGATGTAGATGTCTATGTGCTGGCTATTGTTAATGGCAAGAGCGTAAGTTTCCCCGGATGGACGAGAAAAAGCCAGCTAATTAAAGAGGAAAACCTAAAGAACTTAGGGCATGGCGATACCTACGTCATGGATCAGAAGCGGCTAAACCCTTGGAAATAGCAGGGATAGGATTTACCTATAGCAATAGTGTTTACCGATAGAAATATATTTGTTGACGCTCCGAAACAGTTTTGAGAAGATACGTCCATCGACAACAACTTCTCTACGGAGGCTTCAATGTTCAAAGTTACCTTTTACGTTTACAGCAAAATCCTTAACAAGGAGTGCCGTAATGTCGAAATCCACAAGTCGATGGATGACGCAAGACTTAGGGCTTTGGCTCTAATGTGGCAGATCGAATCTGTCGAGGAAATTTAATCAACCAACCGGGGAAACCCGGCTTTTCTAGGGGAACAACATGGAATCAATCAAAATCGAAGGTGTAGAGCAGTTCCAAAGCATTTACGTTGGAACAATTGGCGAGGATGTCTGGGTTGACATCATAATCAAAAACGGTAGTGCCAATCTCTGCATATCGCCGGAGAACGCAGAGAAGCTAATCGAAGCATTACGAGTCGCTATCGGGCAGGTGGAATATGCAAATTGATCCTCATAAAAGCATAGATTTCATCTTTAAGCACAGCAAGGAATACGCTCAGGCTAAGGCTGAAGTTACATATCTTGAGGAGTTTCGGAAAAGCAAGAAGGCAATCCTGTTCAGTCAGGCCATTGGAAACACGGTAGCGGATAGGGAAAATCAGGCTTATGCCCATCCAGAGTATCAGGAGCTACTAAAGGGGCTTCAGGCGGCTGTAGAACGGGCTGAGGAGCTACGTTGGAAATTGATAGCGGCACAGGCTAGGATCGACTGTTGGAGATCGCAGGAGGCTTCTAATCGCGTTATGGATCGAGTAACTCAATAAGGGATAAACATGGAATACACAATACCAGACGATAGCAATTTGGCACAATGTGAGTATTGCGGTTGGGTAGTAGACTGGGATGAGGTTCCGAGGGCTAGGGACTTATCTGGCGAGATCGTTACCTGCTGCGAGGAATGTAACGAGGGCGAGTCGTTTGTAAATTATCCGTCTAAGAGGTTTGCACTTGAGGAAAAAAGAACGTGAATTCTTATCCGAGATTGCTGACATAGGTTGCATATTATGTTACAAACTTGGATACGCAGGTACTCCTGCTGAGATTCATCATATTAGGGGGGTAGGGTTAGGACTGGGAGTCAGGAATTCTCATTCTAACGCTATCCCCCTTTGTCCTGAGCATCATAGGGGTAATACTGGGTATCACGGTTTAGGTCGTAAGGCATTTGAGCGACGGTATGGTGTTACTGAGTTGGAGTTGTTGGAGCAAGTGCAGCAAATGTGTAGCCCTTAACTTTACTGAAAGGAATTATCATGCCGGGACGAGGACGAGGCCGTGGTAAGAAGCCACCAAAGCGTTGATTGGGGTAAATATTTTGACAGCATCAAGGAGCAATGCCCGTGGAGTTTATCGGCTTGGCTGAAAAACCAGATTGATGTTGTTGACTGGGAGGGGTCAGTTATCCCTCTCAGCCCATTTCAGGCGAGAATTTACATAGTCGGAAGCGATACAGAGGCAGAGACTTTAGCTAACGAGTTGGATGTCGGTGAGGATGAATGGCTTTTTAGCTATTCAGAATATGGGGAATTTGGTACGCCGATCCCGGTAATCATTCAACAAAATCGTAAGCAACTTAATTACTTGAGGAGCAAACTAGATGAAAAAGATGTCTAAGGCTCAGAAAAAAGTCGGTAAGGTCATGGGTGAGTTTAAGGAAGGCACTCTCCATAGCGGCAAGGGTGGCAAGGTCGTTAAGTCGAAGGATCAGGCGATTGCGATTGCTCTTAGCGAAGGGCGTAAAGCCGCGAAAGGCAAGAAATGAAATCCGGCCTATACGCTAACATCCACCGAAAACGTGAACGTATCGCTGAAGGTTCTGGCGAGAAGATGCGTAAACCGGGTGCTAAAGGTGCGCCAACTGCTAAGGCGTTTAAGGAATCAGCTAAGACAGCCAAGCCGAGGAAAAAATGAAGAACGGTCAAAAGAAATCCGATAAAGAGTTGTTAAAAGAGTATCTCGACGAAGAAAAAGAGAAGAAAAAGAACGGTGTTAATGAGATAGAAATCGAGATCAAGATTCCTATGGGTAAGCAGAAGCGGGGTAAAAATGGCCGCAGCATGGACTAAGAAGGCCGGGAAGAATGTCTAACAAATTTTTAAAAGACGATGTTGATAAAATTGTAATAACTTACAATGTCTGGAAGAATTTGTTTCGCCGATGTTATGT